CACCATGTCAGACGCTTTGGGGGCAAGCGGTCAGAAGCACCAATTCTCCCCTTATGTCCCGAACATCATCGAGGTGCTACAGGTGTGCATGGACTCGGAGCAAAAGGATTTGAGCGATACCACGAAGTTGAGTTCGATACCTTACTAGGTATAGTCAAAGCTCTAATGGGTCAAAGCCAAGCTCGGTAGCCACCGCTTTAGCTCGATTTCTGAAAGTTTTGTCGTGCTTAGTCCATGCTTGGGTGGCGGTATTCCACCGACTAGCGTGAATCATCTCATGGGCCATAGTCCTAATTACTGTGTCTAAATGCCCACACCTAGCGTCAGATATAGTAATCGTATGGGCGTGGGACTCCCCATCGTCATACAAATAAGTGCCCATAGCGTCAAAGTCACTATCCACAATAAATTTACATTCTTCAGGTAGGGGCAAATCCCAAGACGCAAACGGCTCGCAGCAATACAGCATTGCATAGATGTTTTCGATAATCTTGGGTGTTAGCTTCATACTTCTAATATCTCACCACGAAACTCTACCTCATTTTCTCCGCATACTTGAATCATCTCAGGCATTAGCAAGCGACCACGCTCCCACGAAGCCATCACAAAACCTTGCCGCCAATCTTTTGCATTGTCCTCTGTGTAGCTAAAGCTATCTGCGTTAACATCGGCTAAAGTGCCTGTTTGTACACCCCAGTAAGTCTTTTGGTCAAAGGTCGATATAGGACTGAGAGTCAAAACATGGGTATGCCCTGTAAAAATATTACAAAAACTGGCTTGCACATTGTTATAGCCTGCGTAGCGACCACCTTTATGCCTGTGTTTAATTACAGTATCAGAATTTATCCAAAAACTGTAGCAAGTTTCCCAATGAGGAAAATGGTCTTTTAATGAAAAACCATGCACCCCAGCGTATTCACTAGCCCTAGAAACTAATACCGACTCGTACCTAGAATCGTGGTTCCCCAGACTCCATATGAGTCTACAGCCTGCTGGTCTAACCTTTTCAATAGCGTCTAAATGCGTCTTACAGTAGTTCAGTTCGTCTAAAACGCTAGGTTGGCGGTCATAATTAATCTTTGGAAAACGACTCAATACAGCCCCATCAAACGCATCTCCGTTACAGATAATGGCTTTGGGCTTGAAATGCTCTATAAACTTAATTAAGGCTTTAAACCCCGTAGTGGTGCAATCGGTAAAGTGGGCATCGGAAAATATGATGACTCTACCCTTTTCTAGTTCCATGCCCCGTCTAACGCTATGGGTAGTGGCATCTAATCGTTCTTGTAACAGTTCTTGGCGTTTTGCCTTTTCAGCCCTAGCTCTTTCTATGTACTCTTGGCTTTTTTCTTGTTTATAACTCAGGTCGGTTACTAGCGTTATATTTTTCCTTATCTCAACTGACCGCCTACGATTCATAATTGCCCGAACACCTATACCTAAATGTTCTGCCAATGCCGTAGGGCTAGGATATTCTTGCCATTTTTCTATGAATGTGTCATCACTAATGTAATCACCATACTGATTTTTAGCCATATACGACCCTAATCGTGATAAAGTTAGCATATATTAACTGATTATTGTTAAAAAACAATGGCATACGCTAGAAGAACAGATGCTAACCAAGCAGAAATAGTAAAAACCCTAAGAGAAGCTGGTGCTGATGTGTACGATTTATCAAAAGTCGGCAAAGGTATTCCTGACTTGCTCGTAACATTTAATGGCGAAACTATCTTGATGGAAGTAAAACGAGATGCTAAAGCTAAGTTCACCGCAGACCAACTCAAGTTCATAGCCAAGTGGAAAGGTGGCCCACTTAGTCGAGTTGACAGCCCTGAATCCGCATTAAGAGTAATTGGATTAATTGTTAAGAAAGACTATAATTAGTAAAAACAAGGAGTTTGCATGGAAAATTGTGCTTTATTTGTAGCTACATTACTACATTCTGCGACTAACACGCATTTTTTTCATTGGAGCACAGACTCTTATTCCAAGCACATCGCTCTGGGCGAATATTACGATGGCATTGTGGAACTAACTGACAGTTTTGCCGAAGCCTACATGGGTAAATACGGCAAGTTCACGACATTCCCAAGCGTGTACCATCAACCCAAAGAACCAATTAAATACCTAGAATCTCTACAAAACTTTGTAGCCGATGCCCGCCAAGATTTACCGCAAGATTCTGACTTGCAGAATTTAATTGATGGTATAGCAGACCTAATAAATACAACGACTTACAAACTTAAATTCTTACGATAAAGGATAAAATCATGCCGCTAGTCAAATCAAGTTCGTCTGAAGCCGTAGGTAAGAATTACAAAAAAGAGCGTGAATCAGGTAAATCTAAGAAGCAAAGCCTAGCCATTGCTTTGTCAGTACAACGGGAAAACGCCAAAGGTAGCCGTAAGTCTAAGCTAGAAGATGCTTATGCTCGTTACATTCAAGAAAAATCTTGAAAATTCTTGAAATATGAGCCGACAAGACCAAATTCGTGATGCAATGGATAAGCACGATAAGCCAATTCCTAAGACCACTACTGGTAAAGGCAAAAACTATCTGCCTACCGAACAGGGTGCAGGGATGACCGCCAAGGGTCGTGAAGCCTACAACCGCAAGAACAACGCTAACCTAAAAGCCCCCGCCCCAAATCCAAAGACCGAAGCTGACAAGGGGCGTAAGGCTAGTTTCTGTGCAAGAATGGGTGGAGTAGTCGCTAAAAGCAAGAACGCTGAACGAGCAAAAGCAAGCATGAGGAGATGGAACTGTGGCTAAACAAGGACTATACGCAAACATTCACGCCAAGCGTGAGCGAATTAAAGCTGGTTCAGGCGAAAAAATGAACAAGGTTGGTAGCAAAGACGCTCCTACTAAGCAAGACTTTATTGAGTCGGCTAAAACCGCCAAAAAAACTAGAAAACAAATGCTGACCGATAAGATGAAGGATATGTAATGGTTAATCAGAAGTTAGCCGCCATGCTTAGACTGTTTGACCCACATGGGGCTGATTATGACTATACAACCGCTATTGCTGCTGGTATGCAACCACAACAAGAAGGCGGTGTAAACAAAGGGCATTGGGGTTCTGTAGCCCCGACACCCATGCAGTACCGCATGGACTATAACTTACCTGAAAACTCGTACATGATGCTAAAAGGTGCGGCACATCCTACATTTCAGATGGGTGTACAGGGTGAGCAAGACAGGGGCTACCAAGTAATGAAGTTTGGTGACCGCTATTTTTCACTACCACCTGATTACATGAGGAAATAATATGTTTAAAAAAGAAAAGATTAAACCTGAGAACTCTTTGTTGCAACCGCACAAAGAAACAACCTTAGAAAAGAACCAAAAGAACAGAGAAAAGCGTAAGGCTATGATAGCCAAGCAATTTAATAAGTTCCAAAAGGACATGGCTTAAAAAGTAGTATAGAATAACCCTAACTAAATCAATCACTTGAGGAAGTATGGTAGAAAAACAATCTAAGTCTATCAAAGGCGGTAGGCGAGAAGGTGCAGGAAGGCCCACAGGAGTGCCTAATAAGGTCACTATGGAAGTCAAACAGGCTATTGCAGCCTTTACCTCTAACAACGCTGAAAAGCTCGACCAATGGCTCAATGAAGTGGATGACCCCGCCAAGCGGTTAGACCTTTATTTTAAAGCCCTTGAATATACGATGCCTAAACTTGCCCGTACTGAAGTGGCAGGCGACCAAAAACAACCTATTAAGCACACAGTTACATGGAAAATGCCATCTGCTCTGACGAGCTAGAGCATGAAATAGATTACTGGCCACGCAAGGTATTTTGGGATTTCCACACTAGACAACAGCGTTGGGCTGTGATTGTTGCTCATAGACGCTGTGGTAAGACTGTAGCGTGTATTAATGACTTATTGCTACGAGCCATTAACGAGGGTAAAGATAACGCTAGGTACGCTTATATAGCCCCTTACTACGCACAGGCTAAGTCTATTGCTTGGGATTACTTGATGCGGTATTCCGAGCCTGTAAGGGTCAACCATAACATTTCAGAACTATGGGTAGAACTTATGAATGGCTCACGCATAAGGCTATTTGGTGGCGATTCTCCTGACAGCTTGCGTGGAAACTACCTCGATGGGGTAATTATTGACGAAATGGCTGACACAAAGCCTAGTTTATGGGGTGAGGTTATACGCCCATTGCTATCTGATAGACGGGGTTGGGCTGTGTTTATTGGCACTCCTAAAGGTCACAATACCTTTTACGACATCTACCAGTACGCCACCCTGAACCCTAATGAGTGGTATTCCAAAGTCTTACGAGCAAGTCAAACCAAAATCATTGACCAAGAAGAACTGGATGACGCATTAAAGCTAATGACTATTGACCAGTATCAGCAAGAGTTTGAATGTAGCTTTGAAGCTGCCATACTGGGTGCTATATATGGCACAGAGATGCGACTATTGGCCGATGCAGGGCGTATTACCAAAGTTGAGTGCGACACCCTATTCCCTGTCCATACAGCATGGGACTTAGGTTATAACGATGCTACGGCTATATGGTGGTATCAGGTCGTACATGGAGAGATACGGGTATTGGATTACCACGAAGCACATGGGCAACCGATTGTCTATTACGCCAACCAAATTAAAGAACGACCATACGAATATGGCACACATTGGCTACCTCACGATGCACGAGCTAAAACTTTGGCAAGCGGTGGAAAAAGCATAATCGAACAATTAATTGATAAATTACCCCAAAAAAGTGGAAATTTGTTTAAAATAGTACCTAATCTGTCACTTCAAGACGGCATACAAGCATCAAGAATGGCATTAGCTAGGACTTGGTTTGATGGAATGAAGTGTCAAGAAGGCATTGAATGTTTGCGACAGTACCAAAGGGAATACGATGAAGATAAGAAAGTATTTCGAGATAAGCCTAGACATGATTGGACAAGTCATGGAGCGGATGCTTTTAGGATGCTTTCTGTGGCTTGGCAAGACGAAGCAGAAATTGCAAGACAAAACGCACCGATTCGTGGCATTACTGTTGGACAGAATGAAGTGACACTAGAAGAAATGTGGAAATCCACCCCTCAAACCCAATATAGGAGAATTTAAAATGCCTGATGTATCAGCCGCTTATGGCTTTCCGTATGAACATGTAGCAAACTCAGTAACAGCACAAGTATTAGGAACAACAGGAGCTAAAGGCGATTATTTGCACCGCTTAATTGTGACTGTAAATGCCACCGCTACTAGTGCAGTTAGCCTTATTGATGGTGCTTTTAGCCACGCTATTGTGAGAGCAAACACCCCAATCGGTGTATACCCTATTGAAATTAACGCTAAATCAGCTACTAGTGGTTGGAGTGTAACTACTGCCGCAGGGGTAGAAGTATTAGCAATGGGTAACTTTACTTAGGATTTAATATGCAAGATACTCTGAACAAGACCTACGAGGATTGGTATAACACCATTGCTCAGTACGACAAGTCATTTAGGGAATGGGAAGCTAGAGTCCCCCGAATCATTAAGCGTTATCGTGATGACAGCCGTACCCGTAATAACCCTAATGCTCGCTTTAATATCCTTTGGTCAAATGTTCAGGTTATCAAGCCTGCCATCTTTGCTAGACTCCCCCGCCCAGATGTAAGCCGTAGATTTAGAGATAACGACCCTATTGGTCGTGTCGCTTCTATGATGCTAGAACGGGCTTTGGAGTACGAGGTTGAGCATTACCATGACTACAAATCCGCTATGGATAACGCAGTTCTTGACCGCTTATTAGGTGGTAGAGGAACGGCATGGGTACGCTATGAACCACATATTGTTGCAGAGCAAAATAACATCAACGAAGGTATTGCAGGTCAAATGCCCGAAGATGGGCTACAAATTACAGAGGATGCCGATGAAGCAGAAACGGAAAACGCTGAACTGGTGGAGTCGCAAGAACGCATTGAATATGAGTGTGCCCCTGTTGATTATGTCCATTGGCGTGATTTTGGCCATACTGTTGGACGCACTTGGGAAGAAGTAACAGCCGTATGGCGTAAAGTCTATATGAGCCGACAAGCTCTGATTGACCGCTTTGGCGAAGAAGTTGGTGGGAAAATCCCCCTAGATACCAAGCCTGATAGCGATAAATGGGCTACCAAACAGATGACTGCCGAGCATTTCCAAGCCTGTATCTATGAGATTTGGGACAAAGAACAAGGCAAAGTCTTTTGGATTAGCAAGTCGATGGGTGAAATCCTTGATGAAAAGGATGACCCACTACAGCTAGAGGGATTCTTCCCTTGTCCTAAGCCAATGTACGCTACATTGACCACAGACAGCTTAGAGCCGATTCCTGACTTTGTTTTATACCAAGACCAAGCCAAACAGTTAGATACGCTTGCTGACCGCATAGATGGCTTTATTAACGCCCTGAAAGTACGGGGTGTCTATGACGCTTCTGAACCTAGCCTTGCCCGACTATTCTCTGAGGGCGAGAACAATACCCTGATACCAGTTAAGAACTGGGCTGCTTTTGCTGAAAAACAAGGCATGAAAGGGGCTATTGACCTAGTCGATATAACCCCAATCGCCCAAGCATTGACCATGTGCTATCAAGCAATGGAGCAAGTTAAGAGTCAGATTTACGAGATTATGGGTATTGCCGACATTCAGCGTGGGCAGACCGACCCCAATGAAACACTAGGGGCACAGATAATTAAGTCGAATAACGCAGCAGGCAGACTTAAAACTATGCAACACGCAGTCGTGGACTTTGCTACGGAACTTCTAAGCATCAAGGCTCAGATTATCTGCAAGCATTTCACAGATGACACCATCGTGAAAATTAGTGGTGCAATGCAACTAAGCCCACAAGACCAACAATTAGTACCGCAAGCCTTACAGTTATTAAAAGACGAACCCGCTAAGAACTTCCGTATTGAAGTCACTAGCGATTCAATGATTTACCAAGACGAGCAACAAGAAAAAGCCGACAGGATTGAGTTCTTAGGTGCATTAAGCCAGTTTATGAACCAAGCTCTGCCAGTTGCTACCCAAGCCCCCGAACTGACCCCATTACTGATGGAGATGTTAAAGTTTGGAGTCACAGCATTTAAAGCTGGTAAGGGCATGGAAGGGCTAATTGATGAAACTGCCGACCAATTTAGAAATAAGGCTAAAGCGATGGAAGGGCAACCTAAACCACCACCTATTGAGATTCAGAAGCTCCAAATGCAATCGCAAATGGAACAACAGAAAATGGCGGCTCAAACTCAGGCGAAACAAGCCGAGGCTCAAATTACTGCACAACTTGAACAACAGAAGATGGCTGCTCAGATTGAATTGGAAAAGGCTAAACAAGAGTACCAAGCCCAAGAGAATCAGCTTAAGTTCCAACTGGAAGAACAGCGTAATGCTCAAGACCGAGAGATGGAGATGAAGTTAGCTCAAATGAAGATGATGACTGAGCGTAATACTCAACTCTTATTGGCTTACATTAACAACGGGGCTAAGATTGAAACGGCTCGTATCTCCGCAGGCGTTGATTCAGGCGAAGGAATCCCCGAAATGTATGACATGGATGAGGATATGCTTAAGGTTCAAGAACACCCATTAGCCCCCATAGCCAATGCAATCGCCCAAGGTAATCAAGAAATGACTGCTACTCTCGGTGCTTTAATAGACAAACTAAGCCAACCCAAACAAGTGGTTAGAGGTCAAGACGGCAAAATAATCGGGGTACAGTAATGGCTATAACAGTCAAACACAGTAAAGTCAGCACAATTCCTGACACAGATGACACAAGTTTAGTAAGACCCTCGGATTGGAACGCTGACCATACTTTAGTCGGAACAATAGATGTAGCTAATGGGGGAACTGGGGCAAGCACCCTAACAGGCTATGTAAAGGGTAACGGCACAAGTGCTATGACTGCTAGTGCAACAATTCCTAGCGGTGATGTGTCGGGCCTTGGCACAATGTCAACCCAAAATGCCAACGCAGTAGCCATCACAGGCGGCACAATCAACAACACTACTATTGGTGCTACTACCCCATCTACAGGTGCGTTTACAGATTTAACTGCTAGTGGGACAACAACGCTTGGTGCTAATGGTGCAAACACTCAAACATTTCTTGCTAATCTAGGAACAGGAGCGTTCCCTTGGGTTCAAACAAGCCATGCAAGCGGTGAAGCACGAATAAGAGCAGCAGCCGCATCAGGAGCAGCTACTTTTTCAGTATCGTCTTTAGGTTCTGGAACAATTCGTTTTTACACAGACGCATTTACTAATGAACAATTTAGAATAGCAAGAACAGCTTCAACTATTAACTATGTGCAAGTTACTGGCTCTGCTTTAGGTATTGCTCCTGTTATATCAGTACAAGGCACAGACACCAACATCCCTCTAGTTCTACAGCCCAAAGGAACGGGTGCGTTACAAGCCCAACTAACAGACTCTACCGCTACTGGTGGTAATGCTAGGGGTGCTAATGCTGTTGATTGGCAGACTAATAGGAGTGCGGCAAGTCAGGTTGCTAGTGCAACAGGTAGTGTTTTAGTTGGTGGCACAAATAATGTATCAAGTAGTTCTTATTCTACTGTTGTTGGGGGATATGGAGATAGTGCAACAGGCTCACAATCTTTTGTAGGTAGTGGGGAAAATAACACAGCAAGCGGAACATCTGCATCTGTTGTTGGGGGGCATTTAAATACTGCTGCTGGTAGATTGAATTTTGTTGGTGGCGGTGAATTAAACTCAGGAACAGCTAATGCCGCAGTAACCACACAAACAACTACAACAGTAACTTCAGGCTCTACTGCGGTTACATTATCAGGTTCTAACGCTAACATTAGGGTAGGTCAATTAATTACTGGAACAGGTATTCAGGCATCAACAGGTTCTTTGCCATATACCTATGTAGCCGCCATTTCAGGTACAAGTCTTACGCTATCCCAAAACGCTACCGCTTCTGGTTCTCCAACCCTATCATTCTTTACCCCTCATGGAGTAGTAGTCGGAGGAGGAAACAATCAGGCAACTGGCTCTTACAGCTTCATAGGCGGGGGCGGGGATGCTGGTACTGCAAGTAATAGGAATGTGGCTAGTGGGGATTGGAGTACAGTAGGTGGTGGTCAGCAAAACACAGCTTCAGGTATTGGTTCTGTCGTAGCTGGTGGTGGAACATTTGGTAGCGGTGGGTCAGGTAATACAGCAAGTGGAGTTGGTTCTTCCATATTAGGCGGTTGGGGAAATACCGCAAGTGGGACAGGTGCAAGCGTTATAAGCGGAAATAATAATACTTCAAACGCAAGCAGAACAACAGTATTAGGCTCTTTAGCAACCGCAAGAGCCATAAATGGTATTTTTGCAATGCAACCTTGTAATAGCCCAATATCAGCTAGTGGTGGCATTAATCAAACATCTATTTTAATTCTTGCAGTTCAAACTACCGATGCCACAGCTACCGCACTAAGAAGCGATACATCAGCCGCAGGAACAACAAACCAAATAATCCTACCTAATAACTCTGCTTACTTATTTAAAGCTACTGTTATCTCAGGAGTTACAGGCGGTGGTAATACATCAGGATGGAAGCTAGAAGGTGTAATTAAGCGTGGTGCTAATGCGGCATCTACAGCAATTGTAGGTTCTGTAACCACAACTTTACTTGCTCAAGATGCTGGTGCATCAGGCTGGGTAATAGCGGCAACTGCGGACACCACCAATGGTGGACTACGAATCACATTTACTGGACAGGCTAGTACAACTATACGAACAGTCTGTAAAGTCGAAACAACCGAAATGACATCCTAAGGAGAACTACTGTGGCACTAAAACTATCTGTACAAACCCAATTTGGCGTACCAGCCCCACAAGCCTACGCTAGAATCACTAACTTCTTTGGTACAAAAGACCAAATCCAAGTCCAAGTGGCTATTCATTATGACGAGTCAGCAAGACATGGCAACATGGCTACAGTCAAAGAAAACGCACACTACATCAATATGGAAGATTTAAAGGGTGACCTAATCCCAGCCATTTATGAGGTTCTAAAGACCTATAGCGATTACGCTGGTGCTGAGGACTGCTAGTGTTTCAGACTGCTTTTCAGGTCTTAGCGTTTCAAATCAATGCGTTTCAGATAAGTCAATTCCCCCCGAATCCTTATACTGACACGCATGATGGATTCACGCCCGAAGAAATAAGACGGGCTAAGAATTTAGATAGAAAGATAAGGGAAAAAGAGCTTGCATTATTAAAAGCCCAACGAGCAGACCGAGAAGCACGCAAAGCACGAATTAGAGGTTTAGTTGACCCACCAAAAGTTGTTGCAAAAGCAAAACAAAATAAACTACAATCTATTCAAGAGGTTAAGGCTGGTATACCGCCAGTTGATACTACAGAACTAGAGCAGTCTATCGCCTACCTTGAAAACCAACGAAGCAAGTTGCTAAGGGCGGTAGAGTTAAGACGAGAACAAGGCCAAATAAGGTCTAGGCTCGCAATACTTGAAACTCAACGCCTTGCTGAACAAGACGATGAGGAAAGCATATTACTACTAATCTAGACCCCCACGCCCAATACAAGTTAGCTTACGAGCATCTACACGCAGGGCGTTATGAACAAGGCTTTCGATTATTTGAATATCGGTGGCATCCTGAAGTAGTTGCACAGCAACCCGTACCCTACGCTCCCACTTTTAAAATGCCTGTATGGCGTGGTGAACCTTTAATTGGTAAATCCATTACAGTACAAATGGAACAAGGCTTTGGTGACATCCTAATGTTTGCCCGATTCTTGCCTGCATTAAAGGCTTTGGGGGCAAAACAAGTCGTAGTCCTACAAGAAGGCACTTTGCACTACCTTTTGGGGCAAATTAATAGCGTAGATGTCTTTTCTAACAGCACAGAAGAAGGCGTAGCAAGCCAATCGGACTACTGGATAGGCTCTATGTCCCTTCCCTACTACATTTCCCTGTCGCACCCCCTTGTAAAGTCCATGTTTCCTGTTAATCGCAAGAAAATAGTGGGTTCAGAGGGCTATTTACACGCTATTCCTAGCAATATTCCACCCAAAATTGGGGTGAATTGGGAAGCATCTAAGCAAATTCTGTATTACCACAAGTCAATCGACTACCGACACATGGAAGAATTGGTCGGAGATGATGTTTATAGCCTAAATCCTAAGTCTGACGGCCTATTTAACCCTCTACCTAACGATGGTTGGAAAACAAACTGGGTATTAACCGCCCAACACATGAAAGCCATGAAAGGGGTGGTGACTGTAGATACAGGTACGGCTCATTTAGCTGGTGCTTTAGGGGTTAGAACCATTGTTTTGCTACCTAAAGAAGAATTTGTCTGTTGGCGGTGGAAAAATGCCCGTTGGTACGACTCTGTTGTATGCCTACGACCCCATGAATATGACCAATTGCCTGAACTTCTAAGGAGAATGTAATGATATGCCCTAAATGTGGCTATTCTGAAAGCAACCATGTCGTAACCAAGTCGGATAAGGAATTATACCTAGACTTTTGGGGATTTCAGTTGGGTACGCCTGAAGCTGAAGAAGCATGGAAACAAAAGCAAGAAATGACCGCCAAAGAAGCCCCAATGGTCATGTCGGATATTGAAGGCTATGTATCTCAAGTCGATGGTTCTTGGATTAGTAGCAGAAGCCACCACAGAAGCCACTTAAAACAACACAGAATGATTGAATTGGGTAACGATGTACCTATGCAAC